CGCCATTCCACATTTTTTCCCAATCTCCAGAAAGTAATCCAGCGAAAAGTGCTATTATTCCTTTGAATATTTTGAAAGCTCCTTGTACAATTCCTACGATATTATCCCATACCGATGTTGTAAATTTTGTTATATCATCTCCGTGATTTTCCCAGAAAGTTTTCAACTTATTGAATATAGTTTCAGCCGCTGTTTTTATTAAATTAAAGAACCACCTCAAAATTATAACAATATTATCCCATATTTCTGTCATATTAGTAGTTATGTCTTCTCCGTGAGTTTCCCAAAATTCTTTTAAATAATTGAATACCGCCATCGCTTTATCCGATAGAAAATCCCAAGTATTTTTTAAAAATGTTTTTATCTTACCCCAACTTTCGTTTATAAATTTCGCAACGTCTTCGTTTGTAGTATATAAATAGACTATCCAAGCTGCTAAAGCACTAATTGCAAGTATAGCAACCGTGATTGGTGCTCCAATCGCTGCTATAATTCCTGCCAAAACTGACACCACTTTTATTGCAAATCCTATACCAACTAAAAGAGGACCGATTGCCGCTGCTATTAATCCAATCCAAATTGTCAAGTTTTTTGATTTATCACTAAGTCCTGAAAACCAGCTTACTATTACGTCTAACCAGCCAACTAAAGTTTTAAACATTGGTAATAATTCTTTTCCGATTTCTTCCATCATGTCGCCTAATGCGTTTGTCACTTGAGTAATTTGACCTTCGTCTGTTTCTAATAGTGCTGCGTTCATTTCACCAACGTTTTGGGTTAATATTTGAGAAAGAGTAGTTGCTTTTTCTTCTTCTGTTCCAAATTTTATTATCTTGGCTTGAGTTTCATCAAATGTAATTCCGACTCTTGACAATGCGCCTACCTGACCTGTAAAAGCTTTTCCGACCATGTTCGCTATGTTTATCGCGTCTGTTTGTGTAGCATTAACACCTTTTTGTTGTGCTATTAAATTATTCATCGCTGGTATCAATGTTTCTACACTTTCTGTTGTATTTACAAAAGTAGCGATTTGTTGTGCACCTGCCAGCTGTACTTCATCTCCTATAACGCCTGCTTTTTGTTGAGCTGCGGTCAAATCTTTTATAGCTTGTATTTGTTCTGTTGTAGCATTTGTTCTTTGCTTCAATACAGTTTCCAATTTCTTTTCAACTTCAAGTTGATCATTAGCTGCGTCTATAGATGTCTTTGCAAGTAACGCGAGAGGTGCTGTTACAGCTACTGAAAATGTTTTACCAATATTTCCGATTTTTTCTCCCATCTTAGACATCGTTTTTTGAGCACTTTGCATCGCTTTCTGAAACTCACTAACATCTGCTCTAACATTGACCTGTAAACTACGTACCGTTGCCATATATTCCCTCCTTTACAAAAAAGTAAAGAGAGGTTTTCACCCCTCTTATGCTCTGCTTACGTTTCCTGTGACTTGAAATTCTGCACTGAAACTTACTGCATCTCCAATATCTGCATTTACATTATAACTAGTCATTATGCATTCTCCAGAGTAAGTTACTCCTGAGAAAGGTACATAAGAAAAAGTTCCTGTCAAACCAATTATTCCGTAGAGCGTGTTATCTACTGTGCTGTCCCATTTTCCTTCTACCGATATTGTCGCGTCCTTAAGCCCTGCGATATATTCTTTTGAACTATCACCCATCGTGCTTACTTCCGCTGTGTCAGCACTAATCGGAAAATCAACTGATATTATATATGCTGTGATGTCTACTGGAGTGCCTCCTGAATTGTCAATTGTAAACGTACTATCCTTACCATGAGAAAAAGCCATTTTTTAATTCCTCCTTTTAAATTCTATTAAATCCTATTTGAAAAGTTAAATCTTCTCCACCACCGATTGTCCAAGTTGCTCTTACATATCTATTTACTATACCAGAGAAAGCTATTCGCTCAGATACATGATCTGAACTTATTGCTGTAAAACTCGCTAAAGTAGCTGCAGTTGCAAAACCTGCATCTGTGTCGTGCTCTATTATAACTTCTACTGTACCTGTTACATCTGTTGCATGTATAAAAGCACTTCCTCCATTCGATGAACTAGACCCATTGTCATTTCCTGAACTACTTCCTGAACTTGACTCTTGTGATAATGCATGTAATGAAATCACACGTTCTCTACCAATAATACTTTGACCTTCCGAGCTTATTGATGTTGCATCTCCGATATCTGAACTTATATTATGGCTTGTATTAACTGTTTGCATTGCGTATCCTACATTTTCAAACGTATCACCCTCAGGATACCAAGTCCATTCAGTTTGTGCTTGACCTAGTGCTGTATTTAAAACTTCGTCTATTGCATCTGCACTTCCGTCGTAATATCCTTCAACTGATATTGTCGCGTCCTTAAGCCCTGCGATATATGCTTTCGATGTTAGCCCGAACGTACTTACTTCTGCGGTATCCGACGTCTGAGGGGTTTCTATACTAGTTATATATGCTGTCAAATCGTATCCGTTGCAATACACGTCAGTATTTTTACCATGTGAAAATGCCATCACTCAACCTCCTTTTCTGCTAACTTTTTTAATTCTTTATCGTTGAAAATACTAGTTAATTCTTTCTTAGATTCTTTTTTCTTTTTTGGTAATTTCAAAATTTTATTTAACTTAGGTAACTTCTTACTTCTATGAAAAGCTTCAGCGTGCCAAGCTGTGAACAATGCTAAATTATAGTCATCTTGTTTTTTATCTGCATAATGTTGTGAGAGTAACTTAAGCTCATAAGGAGTTAATTCGTAAAGATCTTTAGGTAATAATCCTAAAGTTTTAATACCAATCTCCAAAATAGTTTCCCAAGCGAAAGGTTTCTCATCGCTTGACTCTTCTACTTTTTTCCGAATGATACCTCAAAAGCTTCTGTTATTTTTTCTACTACTTGTTCTAAACTACTATGTTCGTCTATCAAATCTCCAACTTTTTCTTGAGTTAATTCCTTATCTTCATGGCTTAAACCTGCAAATATTATATCTCTTACATTAGCAATACTTAAAGAACTCATGTCTAATTTTGCTAATGGAACTTTTAATAAATCTTCTAAAAGTACTAATTGGTTTATTCCATACTTTAATTTTCTAACCTTATCTAATTCTATAGTTATGAATGGTTTCATATCTCTCTCCTATTCGTAATAAAAAATATTATATTCTTGTGCTACTCCAAAACTTTTAGTTTTTTCGTCGTACAAATTAATTTCGTTTTCCATCAAAGTAGCGTTTATAGTAACTCCGCCTACTCCTCCAGTGAGTCCACTGTGATTTTGTAGTGCTGCTCTTACGGCTTCACTTACAGATCTAGCACTTGTTATTGTATTATCCCAAACTGTAAATTGCATTGTCGCCATTACAAAACCTTGATCGGCGCTCATAGTGTGAATTCTCTGAGTTGATATTCTTTGATAAATCAGAAAAGGTGCCGATGCGCTTTGAGGCGCAACTTCGGGAAACACTCTCGTTGAAATTAATGCGCTTATAGCAGAGTCTGTAGATAAATAAGTATATAATGCTTCTTCCAGTTGCATTAATCTCTCCTCCAAACTTCTTCTATTTTGTTTGTTACTATTTCGTTTATCTTATCTTTTACTCTTTGTTCGTTATTATCAAACGCATCTCGCATGAAAGGTCTAGCTGGCATTTTTTTAGTTCCTGCTTCAACTGCAAAAGCATACCTAACCCCTTTCGTTGCTAGTCTCCAACCTTTCGATCCGCTTTTTCGTATTTTCATTTCTTTTAGATTTAAACTATCTCTTAATTTTCCAGTTGCGACCGGTGCGGTTTGTCTAGCTGCTGTTAGTACTATTTCAGCTGCTTCACGTGTAGCTTCACTTAAGATTTTTTCAGCTTCCTCCGGCATTACTTCAAATGTTCTTATTAATTCGTCGTATCCGTCAATAAAAATTGCACGCTGTCTAGCTCTACGTCTAGCCATCAGCTCACCACCTTTTCACACATGAGCCACATGAACCTATTTTCTTCATTTATATTTATAACTGCTTTTATATCATAATATGCGCTATTAAAAGATACTCGCATTTTTGGTAATGTACCTGATAAGTATCTAATTCTAAATTTGACGTCGATTCTAGAATGTTCTTGATTAGCTGTCACTGCTTCTCTATTCGCAAACGTATTCATTGTTATAACTTCAGCCCAAGCGGTTCCGAATGTAGTCCAACTGTTTGGATATTCGCCATACGTATTTTGAGTAGTTGATTGTTGCTCTATTGTTATTTTACATTTTAATCCTCCGCAACTCATTTAATCACCACCCAAAAATTATATAATTATCTAATAAACATTTTACGCTGAAAGGCATTTCGTACGCTTTGTCACTACAAGAGAGTTCTCTTTTCTCGTACATCTCTGCAACCAAAATAAGGATTGCTTGATAGATTCTTTTTGGTAGTGCTACATAACTATCATTATGCCCTGCTACATATCTAACTCTTACTGCTGCGGTTGGGTATTCGGTAAAAGAAGGCCAATCTGTATTATAAGCGAGTTGAACTTTCGCAGGAATATAATCATCATTTAAAATATAATTAGCTGAATCCCAAGTTGTTTCGTCTCCGTCCGAATCTTTATATTTTATTGTAGTCACACTCTGAACTGGACTCATTGGTAATTCAAACGAGTCTTCGACTGGAAATTGATCTAATACATATTCTAAAGTTTGTGTAGCTAAAGCACGTCTTGTATAACTTTCGCAATATTCTCTAGCTGCTGTTATTAGTATCCCAATGTAAGTGTCATCATCTGATATTGTTATTCTCATATGTTCTTTTGCTTGAGC